AAAGCGCAATGACACCCTGGACTGAGTTCTACCTCGCAATGATCAAGAGCGCACCGCTTGCGCCGGAGTTTGTCATTGAATACGCCGCACGAGATGCGGCTATAGAGTTTTTCCGCGAGACGCATGTGTATCGGCGCACGCTCAATTATTTCATCACCGAGCCGCTGATGGCGGGTTACGTAGTACCCATTCCACCGGAAACGCGGCTAGAAGCCACCGAACAAGCGCTGGTAAATGGGGTGGAGATTCCAAAAGCGTTGGGCAGTCAGGCGCTAAACACTTACGTGAGCCAATCGGGCGCTCCGCGTGAGTATTACCTGATCAGCGACGATCACATGCAGTTCAATCCGGTACCGGATGGCGTCTATGCCGTGCAGGTGCTGGCGATTCTCAAACCTAGCCGCGCATCCACCGGGCTGGACGAAACTATGTACGAACATTACGCCGACACCATTACGCACGGTGGATTGGCGAAACTATTACTCGAACCCACGGCACCCTGGGCAAACGCTCAGCTAGGTGCATGGCATCAACAGATGTTTGATCAAGGTATCGCGCGGGCACGCGGGCGCGATCATCGTAACGTACCGCTGCGCGTTCAATACTCATCATTTTAATTTAAGCGAGGTGCATCATGGCAATTGCAGCAAAAGACATTATTCATCGTTCGGTAGATACCCTACAGGATACAACATCTATCCGCTGGCCCATTAGTGAGTTGGTTCGTTACCTCAACGACGGTCAGCGCGAGGTGGTGCTGTATCGCCCAGACGCGATGATCACCAATGCAGCACTGGATTGCGAAGCGGGTAGTAAGCAAACGCTCCCCACGGGTGGAGCAAAACTTATTGACGTTGTGCGCAATACAGTCAGCAAAAAAGCGGTGCGCCTGACTAATCGTGAAATCCTCGACTCACAAATGCCGGGTTGGCATGGTTACGCCCCAGTTGCTGATGCGCTGCATTATATGTTCGATCCGCGTGATCCGAAGGTGTTCTACGTTTATCCGCCATTGCTGACAACTGCCTCGCTGGATATTGTGTTTGCAGCATACCCTGCCAATATTATCGAGCCAGGTGAAGGGGCTTCGCATGATGATGTTGGGGGCAATATCAGCCTGCCGGATATTTACGGCAACATTCTAAATGATTATGTTCTGTATCGTGCTTACACGAAAGACAGTGAGTATGCGGGTAATGGGCAAAGGGCGCAGAATCACTATGCCGCATTCGCTAACGCGCTGGGCATCGAGATCAAGGCGACGGTGGCGGTTGCGCCGAATTCGCAGGCTAATCCGAATACCGCGCAGCAACGCGGTCAAGCGCAGTAATAGGAGACCTCCACCATGCCGCAAACCGTTTCAGCCAACTACATCGTACTGCTGTCGGACGACGTGGTGGAGGTGGGGTCAGCGCAATCCACTAACATCACCATCACGTTGCCGACGCTAGCAGACGCCAGCGGACGCAGCTATCGCGTCGTCAAGAAGAACGATACCGCCCATACGGTGACGGTGAATAATTCCGCAGGCACCTCGCAAAAGGTGTTTGCTACCACGGATAAGTTCGTTGGGGAGACGTTTACCGCATCGTGCAACGCCGATAAGTCCGTGTGCTCATGGGTGCAGTCGAACGCCGCCGGTATTGTGCCGAAGACGAGTAATTACGCGACTACTACCTCTGATAGTGTGATTCATGTAGATACGACGGCGGGCAACATCACCGTCACTCTGTACACACAAGTTGGCAACGCGGGCAAGAAGCTGCGCATCGCTAACATCAATGGTGCGAACAACGTCAGCGTGGCGGCGGCTTCAGGGCAAACCATTTTCAATAGTGCCGGTTCATCAGTGTCTGCCGTAACGGTCGCGCCGGGTAGGTCGGTCAATTTGATTGTTACCAACACCCCGCAATGGAAAGACCAAGCGGCGGATATTCAAACCGTAACATCAAGTGCCACCGTTGCTGCGGGTAAAACCGTCGTCAATGCCGACGCCACCTCCGGCAACATCACGATCACTTTACCGGCAGCAGCGGATCGGTTCGGCAAGTCAACCATCGGCCCGTTGGTGTTCGTGTCGAAAGTGGACAGTTCAGCAAACACAGTAACGGCCAACGGGGTCACGCTGACCGCGCCTGGAACGATGTCGTTTCGCACGAATGGCACGACCTGGGTGAACACTGCGGCGGCGAAGACAGAAGCAACACAGTCCGGGGCAGGGAGCTCAACGACAGACCTGGATGGGACAAAGCAAGTACATAAACTGACGCACAACGGTGCAAAGAATTTCAGATTGCCCGCCAGCGCCACACAGTTAATCGAGATCAACAACACCGGCACCGGCGACGCCACGATCTACGCCGCAGCCAACAAGAAGCTCTTCACCTCGGGTGGGTATGTGCCTTCCGTCACCATCGTCACAGGCCGGTCTTCGGCATTCAGTTATTCAGCCGGGCTTAATGCCTGGGTCAAAGTCTAAGGGAGTAAATCATGGCACTACCGATTGCATGGTACAACGCGGGGACGATCACTGCGACCAACAACAGTACAGCCGTTACCGGAGCGGGAACGGCCTGGTTGAGTAATGTTGTGCCGGGTGAAGGGCTGCTCATCAACGGTGTGGTGTATGAGATTGCCACCGTGGTTAGCGACACCAGTTTGACGCTTGCTCGCGTTTTTGCTGGCACTACGGCATCAGGCTTGCTGTACTCAATCATCCCGACTCAAGGCTATGTGCGTAACCTTGCGTTGCAAGCGGGTACGCTGATCAACGAGTATCAGACAGTTTTCGAGACCTCAGCATCTGGCAAGTTTGAAGATAGCGCGGCTGGAATTGCTGGGATCGGCTTTACCGCCAACCCGGGGCTGGGCCTGAAGCGCACCGGCAACAACACGATGGACGTGTTGGCGGACGGGCAAGCGCAGGCGTCCGTTTCAACGGCGGGTGTCAGTATGCGTGACGGCAAGTGGACGCTGGAACAGACGACAACGCCCGCGAAGAAAATGCGGTTTGTGATTCCAGACGCAGCCCCTTCGGCCACGACTAACCTTACGCTGCCTGCCGCTGCCGGTACGCTAGCTACGCTTGCAGGCACAGAAACGCTCGAAAACAAAACCCTCACCAACCCCGTTATCAACGGTGGCACGATCAACGGCACCACGGTTCCCACCAGCAAGACACTGGTTACCACGGCAGATGCGCAGACGTTATTGGCAAAAACCCTCACCAGCCCGGTTATCACCTCGCCCACTGGCCTGGTCAAAGCGGATGTTGGGCTGGGAAACGTCGACAACACCAGCAACGTGACGGAACGCGCTGCGATAGCAACCCTCGCCAACAAAACCCTCACTGACCCGGCGATTACCGACCCCACAATTGACAGCGTGAAGTATTGGGTGACGCAATCTAACCTAACCTACTTACTGAGCTACGCGCTCGACCAAGCGGGGGCAGCTAACAAACGGGTGAGTGATGTCACGCAATACCAGACACAAACCGGCGTCGCCACGTTTACGCAAGCCGCTTCCACTGAGTTGATCCGCACCTACGCCACCGCCACGGTCAACCTGCCGCGCGGTTACCTCAATACCGATTATCAGGTGGTGCTTGAGCCTGTTTCAGCCGCGCCCGCGTTAGGGTGGCAGGGCGAGATTACCGTTCAGAGTCGCAACCTCAACAGCTTTGTGCTGCAAATGTCCGGCAGCGCAACGGCGTGCAGTGTGCGCTGGAAGACACTACACCCTAATGCAGAAAATCGCGTCCACGTTGTAAACCCCACTGCTCAATAAAGGATTTCACATGAATATTATTACCCCAAATGCAGACCACGAATGCGCCAGCACAGTAGAAACAGGCGATTACGTGACACTCACCTGGAATGAGGCAAGCATTACACTGCCTACGCTCCCGCGTCCAGACAACTATACCGAGGTGATTTACCTCGCTGACGACGGTGCGCTGACCTTTATTCCCGGTACAACCCGCACAGCCGTCGCTACGCTAGCCTCTCATGCCGGCGTGGTTACGCTGACGTTGTTGTCACTCACGCCCGCAGCAACACCTGCTGAAACACCCGCAAACCCTCTCTAAGGAATTATTATGCCCTTGACTATCTCTGTTCCTGATTCACTCCGCGCATCTGTTGAAGCGGCCACGGGCGGTCGCCAGACCGTGTTGTACACGGCACTAGGCCAACCCACGTTTATGTATGTGCAACCTCAGTTTACGGGTGCAGCCGTTGGGGTGGCTGGTTATACCGATACGCACCCCATGTTCTACGGCACAGATGGTACGGCTAAATCACAATACCTTGCGGGGGTTTACCCAGGCGTAATAAAAAACGGTGAGTTGCTGAGCTTGCCGGGACAAGACCCGAGCCACACGCTTGGCCATGATCAGTTTGTCGCGGCAGCGCGAGCGTGCGGCACGGGTTTTCATGTGATGACCAATGCGGCGTATGCAGGTATCGCGCTCTGGTGTCGCGCCAACAGCTTTCAGCCGAGGGGTAATACCAATACTGGCAGCGCACACGACGCTGCCTGGGAAACAGGCCGAATATCGGGCGATGGGCGCATAGCGACAGGCTCAGGCCCTGCTTCGTGGCGGCATGACAATAGTAACTCAGGTATTTCTGACCTGTGCGGCAACGTGTGGGAGTGGGCACCGGGCGTGCGTGTTAATTCGGGCGAAATTCAAGTGCTGCGCAACGATGGCGCAAGCACCATTCCAAAAAACGACGGGGTGATCAACGCCATTGACATGGCAGCAGGATCATCCAAGTGGTGGGCTATTAACGGCGCGGCAACCACGACAGATTGTTTTGTGGCTGCGGGCAGCGCCAACACGGTCAAATATGCTACCAGCGGGACAACTGCACAAACCTTGGTGCTAGCTAGCGGTGCTGCGTTTGAGACCATGGCAAGCTACGTGACGGGTGCGGGCGCAGTGCTTGTCCTGAAGGCGTTGGGTTTGATGCCGGTAGCCAATCCGTTAGGCGGAACCATCGCAGCGCCAGCAGCTAATGGCGACGTGTTTTATGTAAACACGGGTATCGAGGCATTGCCTATCCGGGGCGGTAGTT